ATCACGAATCCGATTAAGGGTGAGAAAAGTAAACCGTTTGTAAGAAAAGAAGCAAAAGAAATATGGGGTAAATATTCTCCATATTCTATGAAACAAACTCATTAACATTTGTATAAATAATATGTAGAGGAGTTCGAAGAAATGGCAATTACAGAAAGTCTAAGAAATAACGATGCTTATACTGATGCTCAGGGCCAGAACAAATCTTCTAGGTCTGCTCAGATATATTCTGACTTAGACCTTTTCTTCGGAATGAATAATTCTGATAAAGATGTAAATATAATATATGATGTTCAAGCAGTAAAGAGATCAGTACGAAATCTTGTATTAACAAATCAATACGAAAAACCATTTCACCCAGAAATATATTCTGGAGTACGGGGGATGTTATTTGAATTGATGACTCCAACAACAGCAGTCATTCTTGCCCGACAGGTTGAAGATGTTATAGAAAATTTTGAACCAAGGGCAAGGTTAGTGGGGGTAAGGGCTTCCCCAAATTTAGATCAAAATTCTTATGAAGTGTCTGTAGAATTTTATATTGTTAATGCCCCATCAGAACTAGTTGAATTAACACTAGCATTAGAGAGAATACGATAATGGCCAATGGAACCAATAGAAGACTAGACGTATCTGAATTTGATTTTGATGATATAAAATTAAACCTTAAAACATTTCTTAAAGCACAAACTACTTTTAAAGATTATGATTTTGAAGGTTCTGGAATAAATTCTCTATTAGATGTTCTAGCATACAATACGCACTATCTTGGTTTTAACTTGAATATGGTTGCAAATGAAATGTTCATGGACACTTCAACCCTGCGATCCAGCATCGTGTCTCATGCAAAAACATTGGGGTATGAAGTAGATTCTTGTAGAGCTCCTTATGCAGATGTTAATATTATTTTAAATGATTCAACATTAAGTTCCGCAACAATGTCAGCAGGAACAGTGTTTACTACCAAAGTTAATAATATAGATTATCAGTTTGTTACTGTAGAAGATATGACAAGGACAACTGCCGGGTCTTCAATACCTTTTAATAATATTAAAATTTATGAAGGCACATATGTTACATCTAGGTATACAGTAGATTATAGTAGTGTTGATCAAAGATTTATTTTACCAGAAGATTCAGCAGACACTTCGACTCTGTCAGTAGAGGTACAAAATTCTGCAACTGATACGGCAACCACCACATTTATAAAAGCAACAGATATTTCTCAATTAACTAGAAATAGTAATGTTTATTATCTTCAAGAAGTAGAAGCAGGAAAATTTGAAGTATACTTTGGAGATGGAGTTGTAAGTAAAAATTTAACGGATGGTAATGTTGTTTTTCTTAAATATGTGGTAACAAATAAAAAAGAGGCAAATGGAGCTGATTCTTTTACTAGTTCTGGTTCAATTGATACGGTTACTAGTGTAACAGTGACAACCCTTAATAAGGCTGTAGGTGGAAGTGAATCAGAGGCATTGTCTTCCATTAAAATTAATGCTCCTTTAGACTATGCTTCTCAAGGAAGATGCGTAACATCAGAAGACTATAAGTTATATGCGAAAAAATTATTTCCACAAACACAAGCAGTTATGGTCTTTGGTGGTGATGTCGGTTCTTATGATCCTAGTTTGGGAGTAACTGATGTTGCTTCATACGGAAGAGTTTATATCTCTATTAAATCTACTACAGGGAATGTTTTAACATCTGCACAGAAAGCTCAATTAATATCTGATTTTCGAAAATACAATGTTGCGTCTATTACTCCAGTTATTATCGATCCAGAGATTGTCTATATTATTTTAAATGTTAATTTTAGTTTTGATTCCAGTAAAACAACTAAAGAAAAAAATACTCTTGTTTCCGATGTTAATACTACGCTTACGAATTATAATAATAATTCACTAAAAAGTTTTAATAATATGTTTAGACATTCTTATGTGTCAACATTAATTGATGATACGAATGATTCTATTTTAAGTAATGTTACAAATGTCACTTTAGCAAAATACTTTACCCCCATTTTAGGCACTACTGATAATACTGGGTATAATCTTTATTTTAATAATGCATTTTATAATCCTCACACTGAACATAATAAGTCTTCTGGTGGTATTGTAGGTTCCACTGGGTTTATTGTAGGAATAGAAACAGAGGTTAGTTTCTTTGATGATGATGGGTCAGGAAACCTAAGAAGGTATCAAGGACTAATAACAAGAACATATATCGATTCAACAGCTGGTACTATAAATTATACAACGGGTCATGTCATAATTAATGCAATAAAAATTTCATCCATATCTAATGTTGATGGTTTACCTTCAACTAAAATTAGGATGACGGTTATACCCTCATCTAAGGATATTGTACCTGTTCGTAATCAAATCTTAGAATTAGATATGGTTAACATATCTGTATCAGGAGAAATAGATACTATTGCTGTAGGAGATTCTGGTGCAAGTTCATCATACACCACTTCAACAAGTTATTCAAGTAATACGAGTTATTAAAAATGGCACCTTTTGATTCTGGTCTAGTAACAAAAATCTCTCCACTGATTGAGGGTCAAGTCCCTGATTTTATTCAGAGCGATCATCCCAAATTTGTAGAATTCCTCAAACAGTATTATCAATTCTTAGAAGCTGCAGAATTAACTGTTGATGGTATTATCAATAATGTTATTCAAGAAACTGAGTCAACAAATTTTATTTGGGGTGAAGATGAAACAAGAATTGTTCTTGAAGTAGGTGGAGGAACAACAGGAAAATTTATAGAAGGGGAAATAATTACAGGGGCAACATCTAAAGCTACTGCAACTGTATTAGTAGATGATCTTTCTAATGATACTTCCAGAATGTTTATATCTTCGCAACAAAAATTTGAAATTGGAGAAACAATAACAGGATCAACCTCTAGTGCAACAGCAATAGTAAATACCTATCGTGCTAATCCTGTACAGACTATTCAACAATTACTAGACTATGCAAATACAGACAACACTACTTCTCTTATGCTGGATGAAATGCAAAGACAGTTTATGGATATTATTCCTAACACACTGGCATCAGGAACATCTAAACGTAATCTTATCAAAAATATTAAAGACCTTTATGCAGCTAAAGGAACTTCTGAAGGACACAAATTATTTCTACGGTTAATGTTTGATGAAGAAGCTGAGACATTTTATCCCACAAAATATATGCTAAGAACTTCTGATGGTAATTGGAATAAACCAGCTACCATTCGTTGTGAGAATACACCTGGCGCTGTTGGTTCAGAAGTTATAGGTCAAATCTTAACAGGCAGAACTTCTGGTTCAACTGTGTTTATTATTAATGCCCTTGAATTGATTCAAGGTGCTTCTTCAGTCACTGAATTTGAAATAGACACTGATTCATTAGTAGGAACTTTTGTTGAAGGAGAAACACTTTATGCCACAGGTGTGAATTCTGATGTGGAACAAAGATTTGTAATTCAAAAAATAGTTACAGGGATTACTGTTCTAGACGGGGGTATTCTTTATAGCGTTGGTGATAATATAACTCTGGACGCTTCGGCTGGTAATGGATTAGCAACTGCAACAGTAAATACTGTTTCTACAGGTGGGGTTAATGAAATAGTTGTAGATGCTGGAGGAAGTAATTATAGAGTAGGTGATGCTTTAGTTTTTAGTAGTACTTCTGCATCTATATCTGCCACTGGTTATGTTTCTGTGATTGGCGGTGCTATGTTATCAGAAGCTTCAGATGATTCCGATGGGTCTGGTGATTATATTATATTTGAAGATGGAACAAATGCCTGTTATCCAGAACTTAATTTTTCTACTCATGAAGAAGATACTATAGTTTTAAATGGAACAGATAGTTCTTCTACTGATGCTAATTGGAAAATTGTTGGTGAATTCGGTACTCCAAGATTGAGAGTTTCAGATAATTCTATTGGTTCTAAAATAGTAGAGGAACTGGGCACAAGTTCTACTTATGGTGAAATAGCTGGAGTTAAATTAACAAGTGGTGGTTCTGGTTATGGTGCATTGCCAGCTATAACAATAGCAAGTTCTTATGGTACAGGGGCCATAATTATACCTACCACAAAAGATATTGGCTCTATATTGGATGCAGAAATTCTAGATGCTGGTTTTCTTTACAG